AAGTTCAAATGCACTATTTATCATATACTACACCTACTTACTTTTAGTTTTACTAACTGAAGTTTTAGTAACTGATTTAGCTACCTTAGCATCTGCTTTGTTAGCATCATTGATTTCCTTTATGAAACTGTCAACATATTTTTCACTATCAGCCTTACGCGTTTGACTATCATCAGTTAAACCAATTCTGTCTACAAATTGACCAGTAGCTCCTGTTGCAGGTTTTTGCTTCTCTTTCTTATATCCTTTAATGAAGTCCCCTGTATTTAGATCTATTACACCATCTACATCTATGATTGTACTTCCTTTTAAAGCTCTCATAATTGAAGGTGTAATCCTAGAAGCTTTTCCTCTAGGATGTACAACACTCAAATGTAGAGGTGTCTCAGGATCGAAGAATACATAGTTGTTTCTAATTCTACGGTTTAATTCCAATACGAATGCCATGACACACCACTCCTTAATATTTATTTATACTAGTTTGCAAGTTGAATAACTCTGTTAGGTGTAGGCCAAGATTTAGCCATTGATATAGACTTAGCAGCACATACAGCTCTACCTTCATTAAATGTACCGAAACCATATCTTTCGATAGTTTTTACGTTTCTGATATCTCTTGCAGGATCTCTGAATTCTTCTGTTGTTAAATCATCTTTAACAATTTGGACTCCAACATTGTTAGCATCTACACAATAAATATCAAATGTCTTAGCATCTTTATCTATTGGAGCAAATGGTGAAAGGTTAACGTTGAAAGCAAAAGGAAGTCTTCCTTGTATACTATCAGGACCTAATTTGAATGAAGAGTTTGGAGCTTCTCCAACTGCACGTCTTTCTGACATACCAGTAGTTAATGCGCCAGTTAATCCGTTTCTAGCAAATACTGTCCAAGCTAAAGGATGCATTACTAAATCTGTAGGAAGATATTCATTATTATAAACAGCTATAAGTACATCAAGTAAATCTTCTACTGATAATGTATCATTCATAACGTTGTTGTAATCGACACCTGTTGTTCCTGCATCAGCGTTGTTAATTGGATCTTCTTGTCTAAGAGTGTTATTGAAAACATCCCATGAATGTTCTTGCCATTCAACGAAAGCCTTTTGTTCTTTAAGTCTTGCCATTGCACGACCTGCTTCAGACAACATCATTCCAACAATATCAAACTCACAATCTTTCATAAGTTCTTCAGTAAACTGCACTCTAACTCCTGACTTACCAACGGTAATCATAGAGCCTTTGTGTGTCTGCCAATCAATTGTCTCTTGTGGAATCTCTTGACCTTCAGCTACATCATGTGCTCTCATTACTCCGATACTAGGAAACATTATTGCTTGACCGGATTTGAGTCTAACTTTCTTGTAGAAGTTTGAAGCTAAATATATAGGGTCTGCGGCTTTTCTCATAGCACCAATTATGATTCTAGGAATCAATATTTTAGCTTGTGGAGTAGCCAAGAAATCCTTAAGGTTCCATCCTGATATATTTTCGCCACCTGTGACTCTACCAAACATGTCTAAAATTTCAGTATCTTTATCTGTTAGTGAATATAAATTTATTTCTTCATCACTTAACTCTGAACCATCTTCTAGTTTAGATGTAATGTTTTTTTGAAGTGCTAATTGCTCTGCTTTAATTCTATCCATTATACTTCCTTGCATTTATAATTCCTCCTCGTTGTTTATAATTTATATGTTAAACATGAGGGAGGAAAACTCCCCCTATGTTAGGAATAACTTTTTATATTATTTAGATAACAATACACTGAATGATCCAATAACACCCTTAAAATCTAAGTATGTTGAAGTACCAAAATGCATGGCCATGAATGTAGCAGTTACTTCTTTACCACCATCACCTGCAACTGGAGCAATAGTAACCATACCACTTGTGTAAGCTACTGTTATTCTAGTTAAGTCTGTTACTGGAACTCCACCGATAGAAATAACCACTGGATTCAAAATATTTCTAAGTACTCCACCTGCATAATCTACAGCTTGGAATCCAATACCTTTAGTAAGAGCAACTGTTGAACCTATAACAAGATTATCTTCTATGTCGAAAGAACCGAAACTAATGTCGGTATAGACAGTATCATTCTTACCATAACCAGTATAGTCACCTGAACCATCATGTAAGTTCGGAATACCTGTTGGAGCAACTATATTAGATGACTGCATGAATTGGAATACATTGTTACCATCTCTATAAGATGGATCGAAAGGATAACCTGCATCTGATGGAAGTTCTCCACCTGATCTATTGATGAAGTTATCATCAGTTTGAACATCTGCTTCATTCCATAACATCCATTTCAACCAACCAAATTGTTCTTGGTTAAAGTCTGATGCAAGTATTTGTCCTACTTTTAAACTAATATCATCACCTGTAGTAGTAACTGTATAAGGTGCTACTGTAAGTTGAGTAGTAGTTTGAGGAACCCATTTTGTAAGTCTACCTGATGGAGTTGATTTAACATAATCTCCTTCAACTATACCTGCTCCAATTACAGCACCCCAAGGCATTCTTAAATTTACAGAAAGAGCTAACTCTTCTGATAAGATACCTGCAATAGTGTAAGAACCTGAAGCTGGGACTGTAGGAATATAAGGTAATGAAACATATTCCTGTGTGATTATAGAAACTTGATTACCACCAAATCTATCAACCTGACGTAAATCAGTGATGAAGTTATATGGTGCCATTCCTACTGAGTTATTATTAGTAGTCATGCCTGGAAGAGTTAATACAGATTTCATCTTTTTAGTTACGAAATCTTTGATTGGGAGACCGACTCCTACCATTCTACCTTTAGGGATTACTACTTGCTCCATACCTGCACCACCATATTGATATGCAAATAAAGAACCTTCTCTAAATATTGAACTCATACTTTGTGCTTTAAACATTGGGTCTAGTATCCATTCTTCAGCTGGTGAAGCATGTCCACTCTTTATAAGGGCGGTGTCTGATCTCGATCCTTCAATTCGTTTATTACCATTCATTAAAGCCATTTGTCAATTCCTCCTTCTTATTTCATACAATCTAAAATAGACTTGGTGTAGCTACTGATACTCTTTAGCATCAACAGGTTTTGCTTCTTCACCCTCTGTATCTAAAATAGCATTTGTATCCTTTGTGTTTGCTAGGCCTGGGTTTAATATCTTCTTTGCCATTGTTCTAACTTTCTTAACAGTACTATCTGATAAGGTGTTTTTCATGGTAAGAAGTTCACTAGAACCCATTGCAACAAGTTCTGTAAATCTTGTTTCTTTATTAGCATCAGTAAGTGTATTACTTACTAGTTCTAAATCTACTATCATCTGTGCTAAGAACTTTTTATTCATAGCAGCTAACTTAACGTTAGTAACTCTTTGAACTTTAGAATCCTCAGTAACACTAATTACTTTCGCATCAGCAGTAGCCTTTTCATCAGTTAACTTTTGAATGGTTGCATCAGTTATAACTTTTTCATCAGTTATAGTTTTAAGTTCAGCATCCTTTGCATCAAGAGTAGTTTTGTTAAGAGTCTCAGTGGTAGCTACATCTTCAAGAAGTTTATCTCTTATTGCTTTTACTTCTTCTAATGTTTCTACATGGTTCTTCTTTTCGTCTTCTATTCTCTTAGCTTCGGCATCAGCTATTTCTTTAGCTTCTTTAGCTTTCTTAATTACTTCTGCATCTGCTAAGTCTTTTGCAGTTTTAGCATCTAACAATTCTTTAGCGAT